GTTATTATCTCTTAATTGTGGTGATTTGTCAAGGTATTTATACCCAAAGTTCTCCTATAATAACGCTCCGCGCCGTTTCTTTTGAAACATTGTACATTTTCCCCAATTCTTCCTGCGTATAATTACCGGTTTTGTAGAGTTCTCTTATCTCCTCTGCCTTTGCCATGTTTAGTTTTGTATTTCTATTTCTATTGTTTTCTCGCTTAGTCACCCATCTGCAATTAGATGGCTCGTAATTGCCGTCGTTGTCGGTCCTGTCGATTGTAAGAGTTTCTTCGTAGCCGTTTTTAAGTGCCCAAGATCTGAAGGCGGCAAATGATTCCACCCACTCTTTACACATAGTAATGCCTCTTCCACCATATCTATCATATCTAGTGGTGCTTTTTGTCAAACATCTGCATTTTATACTCTTCCAACATCTATAAAGCCTATTTTTGCTCGTACCATCACCGTGGCTTTTCTTGTGTTCATCTTTCTGACAACCGCATGATCTATTTTTAAGTCCGTCACTTTTCGGTTTCTTGTTTAGTAACCCGCAAAAACTGCAAATAAATAATGCCATAGTAGACTTGCGCTCTCTTCCTGATAATTTTTCAGGCGGAAGATCTTTTATAAGTTCCATTACCTCTCCAAAAAAGAAAAGCCGGACTAAAGAGAGTTGCAGAGTGACTAATCTTTTAAATTAGAACACACTCCCAATAATTCGGCTTATCTTTTGCCACTCTGCATATTTAGAATATCAAAAGCAGAGCTAATAAGTCAACTTCTACGACGCATTTTTATTGCATCTAACATTGTTAATTCTGTGTTAATGTGTTCCGCTAAACCTGTGGTGGCATCAGGGGCATCATCGTGCGTATTTTTTCCTTCTCTTGAGTATCTCATCATTGCATCAGAGTATCCCGTCCAGTGTTTGTTTATTGTTCTCCACGATGCAGGAAAATAAACGTACTTCATGATTGTATTAGAATTTGCATTAATTCGGGCGTTTTTGTTCTCTGTTTGGTGTAATGTGTTTATATATATCTTCTCTTTTGGATGGTCATTTCTTAACTTCTTTTTTATATTCTCAGCGAAGTAATGGCCACCTGTTTGAGCCTCTATCAATACATTTGTACTGTTTTGTATATTGTTTTTGACAAGAAAATCTATAACCATCTGCTCAGTTATTTCTAAGCCCTCTTGAGTGTATAAAACATCAATAGTGTAGGCTTCTTTAATATGTAGGCCAAATTCATCTTTTCCGTATTTTATCCCGGCAATCGGTGAACATAAAAAATCTGCTCCTGTATCTGCCGTGTCGATATAACAAAAGATCTCATCGAAATTTTCTGGCATATCATCAATTGTGTAAAACTTGAACGACGTATACATTCTCCCAACGAGCGGAATTCTGGTTGAAAGGAAATTGCCAGAGAATATAACCGGATCCATTCTCGATTCGAGGATATTAAAAGCCCTTTTGTCTAGGATCTCATCGCATAACATACCCTGTTCAGGAGTATAAGCCCGACAATTGAAGATTTTGACCACTTCGCCTGAATCTTTAGCACCTTCGACGACCCTATCGCCCGGATCTCCCTGAACCCACGGTGTCATAACGAAAACCTGTTTTCTTGGGGGTTCTAGGCATGGCAACCAACCAGTTGAGTAATTTTCCCATACTTTATCAAGGTGAATTTCGTTAAAAGCCTCTTTTGGTCCTTTTATGGGATCGTCAAATACTCCTAACCCGCCGCCCTTGCCAGTAACAGGGAATAATATACCAGATCCAGCATAAGACAAAAATGAACCGTCGAGAGCCCACCTTTTTTTAGATCTATCTCCGAAAGTGGTTCTAGTTTTTGGAAAGATATCACTATAGATTATGTCAAATGCTCTTAACCTCTCTTGCTCAATTCCGTTTCTAACATATTGACTGAATTCCATAGCCAAATCTGCATTATGGGCGGCTGTTATAATGATTTCTTTTGGATCTTGGCCAAAGACCCAATCCTCAAAGTTTATTAATGTATGGCTTTTATGGTGTCTTCTTGGCACTTCGATTAAAATAATATCTGTGTCTGAACAATTGACCTCGATCCAGGTTCTATCACCTTTTTGAGTGAATTCTATATCAATAGTTGTTTTTGAGAGATCGAGCTTTTTGTGGTGTTTAATAGGATAGTCTAGCAGATAATGAACCGGTTCATTTATGTAAAATGATTGGAGCGATAAAGATAAACAAGCTAAATACGTGCGGGCATCGTTAAAATCACGTGGAGCATTGATCTTTTGGTATTCCCAGAATGAGGAACGACATTGTAAAATCTTTTTGATCCTCAGAAGTCGGAGTTTTTCTTTTTTTTGTTTTAGGGTTAGCATTCAAGGAGCGGTTTTGGTAGGTCTCGTATATTGTTTTTATTGGCTTTTTAATTCAAAACATAAATCATGAATCTTTTCTTGTTTGGTTAATTCTTTGAAATGTTTTCTTGGATTTCCACAGCACGGGCCAGAACAAAGCTGTCTAGTTGTAGCAATCATACCGGTTGCGCGAGGTGATGTTTTTGGCCATCCACTATAATAGTCTTTGATTTTCTGTTTTATTCTTTGTTCGTGGTGCCTTCTTAGCGCTCTGTCCATTTTTAAATTATCCAATAATTTCAATGCGAATATGCGTTTTCTATGACGGGGAGATAGATTGATTTAAGGGCCTTATATATCCTTTTTGAATTCCACCATCGAGAACGGATTCGATAGCCTCTACTACCTTATTAAGCCCATCTTCATCGTTTCTTATCGTTTCTTGTTTGAGTATGATATTTAAGTTCTTTTTAATTCTTTTATTTATCCAATTAATCGCTACCTGGGATGGTGGACAGAGAACAAACCAGGCGAATATTGAAACAGTTATAACGTAAAGAATGAAATAGATTACTATTGTCATATTCCATCCAACCCAAGTTTAGTAGGTTTTGGTAGGTTACCCTTCGGCATTGGTGGCGGTTTTGGCCATTCCATAGCAGGTTCTTTATAATCACATTTCCAGCGTACACAATGAGATGGACCACCTATATCACAGCCATTGAAATACATTCTGTGCCAGAATATTTTGCAGAGGATGTTCATTCATAACCCCGTGATTTTAGAGCTATTTTCCAAAGAAATCTAGCCTCGTCAACTCCAACTGAGTTCTCATTCAGCCATCTTGCATTTTTATCGTCCCACTCCTCAAAACTCTCAGTCTCACGGTGTTTTAAAGTTTCATTCCTTTCACCTGCCTTAAAACCCTCAATTACATCACATACTTCTAGTCCACTCATATGGTCTCTGTGGACCTCATAAGCTTTATACTTACTTAACATCCACTCTTCAGCCGTTATTGGTTTATCTTCTTTGATTTCTACTAACCATTCTTTAGGGATATTAGAAAATGAAAAAGCCAATCCAAAATTAGAAAAAGTGTCATCTTCCTCGACCTCAGTAAAATCTAATAATGTGAGAGCTTTCTTCATTAAGGTTGGATCTGATGTTTCTATTTTTTCTGGAATCTCAAGATGATATCGCTTTTGTTTTTCTGGCATACGCCTCTCGAATTGAATTGTTATCTTGCCGCCCTTATTTAACCTGGATGAAAGAACTGTGTTGATGTAGTCAATGGTTCCTACATTAGTGAGCTTATTTAATTCATCGAATGTTATCTGTATCTCATCTGCTGGTATTCCCGCCAAAGCATTACCAAATTTAATAATCTTCTCTGATTCCTCATTTATAATTTTCATTCATTCCTCTAGTTTGTTTATTTGTTCGTCTATCTGAGATTCTTCTAAACCTTCAGTCGGATCTACAACAGGTTGCTTTTCTGCTCCTTTGATCTTGTTTGCTTAGTCTACATCTGCCTCTGTTGAAATACCGAAATACTTACCAAGTGAGTCAAGGGCTTTCTGTTTATCGTAAAGCTTTATTTCTAGACCACCTTGAGCTGTTTCTTTTATGCTTGCTATTGATGCATCAGCGGCTATTGATAGTTCATTGTGAGGTTTTAATAAAGCCACTCCTTTGACTATTTCAACCCCGTTATCTAAGATTATTGTTGTCTTGTCGTAACTAAAAACATCGCTTGATTTAAGGAAAGCCATCTTTGCATATTCATTGATCACATCTTGGGCACATATGTTTGCTTGTTTGGTTATTTCCTCTCTTCTTTTTTCGACTTCGGCCAAAATAACGTCATTTTTTAAAAGTCTATTTGCGTTACGTCCAGCCTTGTTTTTACTATACCCAGCCCTTACATATGCTTCAGTTGCATTTCCAATTTGGATAAAAATGTCTATAAATTTACGGTTTCTTGGTGTTATTCCACCGTTTTTATTCTTTTTTGCCTTCTTTCTTTTCTTTTTCGGGACCATGGATCAGCTATTGCATATTAGAACGCTGACCACTCTAATAATAGAATGGTATAAATTTTTTGTTGTTTTTCTCTAATTTATACCTTGTTTTTGTTGGTTGGTCAATTTAACTCGGTATCCATCCTTTTTCCATAGATTCTAATTCAGCAACATCAATACTCTCCTGAAAGGTATTAACAGCGAAAGGCTTATCGAACGTTTCACCATCCGGCGACATGACATCCAC